GAGTTAACAGCATTACAGCGACTCAAGCTGGTTCAGCGTCGATTGCGTCTCGGCTGATTCCGTGTCGATGCGGTCAACCTGCGCGAGGTCACCGATGGCAACTGCCGACGTGCGCAGATTGCCGAGATAAACTAGGCGCTTTTTGAGCAGCGAAATAAGATCGGAAACACTCATAAGATTAAATGACCATCTGCCGCAGCATTACGGCGGACGTGTTCAGAATCATATAGACGTACACGATCTCAGTTGCGCCGTCCTTGTAGGTGACGTCAAACGACGTGTCGCCCAAGATCGCCGCGCCCTGCGTGTATAGCATCGTGTTCCAGCCGTCCTGCGACGACGTGGTAACGTCGTGGCGGAACCAGCGGCCCGTCGCTTCCTTCTGGATGTAAATAAAGTTTCCGTTGTATGCGTACTTAGTCCCCGTCGTGAAGGTTTCGGTCGCGGGCGAGTAGGTGATAGCTGCCCAAGTGTTGCCCGCGATGTCGTAGCGGTCGAGTAGCGCTCCACCCGCACCACGGAAAGAGTAGATATAGCGTCCGTTGAGAATCGCGCTCTCGTTCGTCCAGTCCGTCGCCGACGCGTCCCAGACCCAGCTAGCTCCCATGCCCGTGGTGGGAGCGCCGCCGCGAGCAGCAACAGGCGAGAGCGTGCTCCACGTGTTGCCGGAGATGCTGTAACGGTACAGCGTGACCGCGTTATTGCCGAGGTAGTAAATGAAATCGTCGTTGCCCGTAATCTGATAAACGCTCGTCGCGTCGGGCGTGGTCGTCCACGTCGCAACCGTCAGCGTGTCGGCGGTGTTCGCCGTGATCGTGCGGATCTGACCCGCCCCGGTGCCGGACACGATGCGGACCTGAGAGTTGATCCACTGCGAGGCGGTCCACGTCTTGCCAGTCTGGACGAGGGTCGTTGCGGTCGCACTCGTTGCGGTGCCGCTGCCGTGGGCGACATACCCCGAGTCCAGCCACGAAGGCGTTGAGACGAGCTTGCCGTCGGTGCCCAGCGACGCGGCGAGACCTGTGATCGCAAGCGTCGTCCAAGTGTTCGTCGCGAAGTCGTACTTCCTGAACGACCCCGCCGCGAGCGTGCCAGCGCCGACGACGTACCAGACCGGAGTGATGAGGCGATACACGGTCGAGGCCGAGAACGCCGAGCCCTGCGTCGGTACGGTGATGATTGCGTTGGTGCCGATCGTGTTGCTCTGAATTTCCAGCGTCACGCCTGCATTCGGCCCCGCCATGATGTGGATCGAATAGCCGCGCAGATCGCGGGCGAGCGTCTGGTTGGTCGTGATCGTCGAGACCGTGCCAGCCGTGGCAGTCAGCGAAGACGCGGCAACGGTCGTACCAGTCGAGAATGATCCAGCCACGCCCGACGCACCAGCGCCGAACGTGCCCGCGAGCGCAGGCGACGGGACTTGCGCCCAGCCGTCCTCATTCGGGTTGTACAGGTGCGCTGCGGTGTTACTCGAAACGAGCAACTGCTGCTGGCGAAAGTGACGCGATGAGACGACGAAGTGCGCGGCTGCTGTCGCCTGCGGTGCCGGAGTGCAGAACTCCCACCGCTTGAGGTCGAGAATCTTTCGGTTACCGTTGGTCGTGGGCATGGTGAGTTAGCTGGTTGAAATGTTGCGGCGCGCGGAGTCAGCGGCCATGCGCATCAGCGCGGGAATTTGATCGTTGGCGGGATTGCTGCCGATCTGGGTTTGATTCGTGAGCGTCGAACAGGTCGTGAGCGTGCTGACGGTGCTGATCGTTGAGAGAGTGAGGCCGGACGTGATCGCGTCGATCACGACGCGCATACGGGCGGCGGTGTCGGGCTGAACGAGGCCGAGCGTGCGAGTGAGCGACTGAACCGCCATGCGCAGCGCCTCGACCGCTTCGACGAGTTCGCCGTTAACATCGACTGGAAGCGGATTCGCTGCGGACGTGTCCACGGCAGATCCGTCTGCGCCGTGCGCGACCTTCACGCGCTGGAACAGCACGCCGCTGATCTCGTCGGCTGCGACTGTTGCGCCTGATCCTGGTGTATATCCTACGTTGTCGGCCATGGCTTATGTATATTGAAGGTAGATGTCGCCGTCAGAACCGCCCGAAGGCGCAGCGGTCCCCTCTGAAATGTTGCGCGTCGATGCCGTCCCGAGACCGAGCGCCGTGCGCGCGGCGGACGGCGCGCGGTTCTCCCAGCGCTGGTCGGCGTGGTCGTAGAAGAGCGAGTCATTCCCGGTCACGGACGCGGTGAACACGTCGTGTAGCTCGGTCAGCTCGAACCCGTTTAGCGGATCGACGTACACGATACCATCGGCCACGCCTGCCTTCTTGATGCAGTAGCCGATGCGCACCGCGTGATTCGGCGCAGTCGGGCGCACGTTGGTCAGCGCACCGGGAGTTACCGACGAAACCCACAGCACGTCGCCTTCGTTGAATGCGTTCGTGTTGACTCCGCGCAGGAGTCCCTTGGTCAGCAGGTATCCTTGCTGGTTATTCGCGATCCCCTCCGCGCAGACGCCAAGAGTTTCGGCGGTGTTCGCGTCGGAATCGCCGAGCGCGAAAGTGACAGACAAGCGCGTACCACTTGACCCATCGGCCACGACGGCCTGTCCCTTCGTCATCGCGGTCCCGGTCGGATTCAGCACGCGAATGTGCGAGTCGATGCCAAGCAGCGCCTGCACGTTTGACCCGATCAGTCCAGACTCAACCGCGCCCTCGGTGCCGTCCCACGTCAGCTGCCCGGTGCTAGGCGTGATGCTCGACGTGGTATCGAACGCGGCATAGCTGACCGACGCGATGACGCCTTGCTGCCCCCAGAGCGAACGCACCACGCCGTCCGAGATCTGCCCGGACGTGATCGAAACCGCGACGTTCGCCGCTGCGGTGAGTCGGCCTTTCGCGTCAACGGTGAACGTGCCGACGCTGCCCGCTGCGCCGTAGCTCCCAGCCGTGACGGTCGTATTCGTCAGCGACAGCGCGAACGTGCCCGAGGTCGTGATGGGCGAACCAGTCACGGCAAGGTTAGCGTCGGTCGTAACTGCAACGCGCGTGACTGTGCCGGATCCACCGCCGCCGCCTCCGGTCGATTCAAGCGTGATCGACCCTGGCCCTTCGGTGATGATGATGCCCGCGCCTGCGGTGAGGTTGGCCGGGACGAAGCCCGCGCCGGTGCTGATCAGGAGTTGCCCCGCCGTGCCCGGGCCGGTCAGATCCACCAGCGAACCGGACCCGCCGCCGCCTGCACCGCGCTGCGCCAGGAGTTGCCAACCGCGGGCGGTCGGACTCGGGCGCTCGCTGGTCACCTCGGTAGCCAAATAGCTCGACCCGTTGAGCAGTACGATATCCAGCCGGTTGTAGGTCACGCCAGCCTGCCAGCGACCGCGCGGGTTGATCTTGTCACCAACGGCGAACTCGGAGCGGATCCGCTTCAGTTCCTCGACGTTCTGCTCAAGCTGCGCGAACGCAGCGCGGTCCTGCTCACGCTCGGCCTGTTGCGTCAGCGCAGCACTTTCCAGCTTGGAAACAACTGCCGCGATCCGATCAGCCACGCGCGAGTCAATCGCGGACACCGCCGCGCTGAACCGCTCCGACGTGGACGCGGCGAGGTCAACGCGAGCCTGCGTTACTTTGCTGGCGAGTGCGGCGTCTATCTGTTCCGGCGTGGTCGGGATCGAACTGCGCAGAGCTGCAATCTGCTGCTCGGTCGTCTGCGCGCAGAACTCGGACAGGTCGGACCGCAACTGCGGTTCGACGGTCTCCATTGCGAGTTCAACCTCGGACCGCAGCTGCGTGCGCAAAGACGGAACAAGCTTGTCCAGCCGCGACAGTTCCTCGCGCTGCTCAATCGCAAGCGAGATCAGGTGGTCAATCTGCTGTTGAGTGTCCATCGTTACGGCTTCGGTTCGTTCCGCATGGCCGCGAGACTCGCGAGCCAATCCTTGGAGTTCAGCCGACGTTGCGCGAAGCTCGCCTCGACATCGCCGCGCAGTTCAACGCGGGAAACGTCAGCGCTGTTCTCGCGACGGTTGAGCCGCTCAACAATCGCGTTCGCCCACGTCTGCCCAGCGTCGCCGCCCCAGCCGTTCCAAGCCTGCCAGCCCTTGCCCTGGTCGTCCCACGTCTCGCCCTGCTTGTCTACTTCGTGGCGGTCAAAGTATGCCTTCATCCGGCGCACGGTGTCCTCGGACAGCGCACGCTTGTTGATAATGTCGCGCGCCCGCGCGAGGCCGACCGAAGTCATGCCGCGTTCCGATGCCGGCTTGGACTCGCGCACTTCAAGAGCCCGCTTGGCGTTACTCACCATTGAGTCATTCGGCACGTAGCCGTCCTCGGCAAAGTCGATTACGATGCGCGAATCATCCAGCGCGGTGTCAGACGGCGCAGGCTCGGCGCTGCTGTCCTTCGTGCTCGCAACCTGAGCGGCGGCGGCATCCTCTCCCGCCTTCTCGCCCACCGCTGCGGCGGCTGCGGCAGTCTGGGGAAGTGAGTTCGTGACTAGGCGAATCGCGGTCTCCGGCACGTTGTACGTTTTCGCCAACTCGGAAACGTAGCTCGCCTCAATCGCGATCTGCTCCAATCGACCGAAAGCGTCCGTGCCTTCCTCGGCTGCGATCTCCTGGAGGCTCTTCGCGCCCTGCCTGTTTTCGTTCAGGTTCGCCGCACTTTCGCGCCCGATGTCGATGGTCAGCTTTGCGGGGAATCGCCACTCACCGCGCGTCGCACGCTTGAGCGCCTGGACCACGGTCTCGCCATCCTTGCGCGGAGGTGCGGGGATCTCGTCGCGGGCAATCGCGTCCAGGATCACCATGTTCTTGATCGGATCAAGTACCTTGTCCTGCAAGATGCCCTGATGCCGCGTGAAGACCCGATCAGCAGCGGCGAAGTCGGCGCGGACCGATGGCCCCTTGTAGTTCTGCGTGCCGAACAAGACGCCCTCGGGGATGCCAACGCCGATTGCGATCTCGTGCATCAGGTGCTGAACGAATCCGGCGAACGCTGCCGAGGGGCGAGCAGGCATCACCTCGACCTTATCCGCCGTCCCAAAGTACCGGATGTTGCCAATCTCGCTCTGTTCGTTCTTCTGCTGCTGACCGTTCGGCAGCGTCGCGGACGGATTCGGCGTGAACAGATTACGACTGTTCGCGGTGCCACGGTCAGAGAAGACCAGCGCGGCTTGCTGCGATGCGAACCGGACGCCCGCTTTCTCGGCCTCCAGGATCTCGTACAGCATGCGCGCGGTGCGGATCGCGGCGTGAAAGTCCGTGACGCCACGGTACTGGTCAGCGCGGAACGGGTCGAAGTAGTGGACGAAGTTAGCGGCGGCGATGTCCTCGGGGTCGGTGTACTGTCCTTCGCGCGTGACCCGGAAGATGCGGTACGCGACGGGTCTGCCGTATTCGTCGGTGACCACGCCCTGAAAGTAATTCTCCGGTTCGGCCCCAATACTGAGCGGGTTTCCGATTCGCGTGCCGCTGATCAGCTGGATCTTGAGTTCGCCGTCTACGCGCCGAATCGCAAAGCCGCAGTCGCCATCGACGGGGCGATTCTCTGCGGCAAGCTGGACAAGCTTCTTGAACGTGTGCCGTCCGGTGAAATCGCAGTAGCGGCACCAGTTGTGAAAGTACTCCGAGACGATCCCGTTGTAGTCACGGTCACCCGTGGTCGGGCTGTATTCGTGCGGCGTCAGATAGTTGCCGAACTTGCGGGAGATCTCGCGGGCCTCGGGGAAGTTCTCGACCAGATCGCGCGCCTCCCACATCATGACAATGCGGTCCCGCACCGTCGCGCCCGACTCGCTCGGCGTACCGTACTGCTTCGGTGCGTACAGCCGATTAGTCTGCGCTGCGTTGTAGCTGAACAGCGCCGCCTGTACGCGCGACTCAAGGCGCTTCAGCCCCCACGACGGCGCAACGGCTGCGATTGCGCGATCCAGCCACGGCGCGGTCTGAATGACTTTGGTTGCGTCGAAAGAGTCCATGATCAGTTGCCGTTGAATGATACGAACGTCACATCCGTCGTTGCGCCGGACTGGTAGTCAATCGCCGCCTGAATCTGACCCAGCATCGTCGTGAGCCGCCCGAGGTCGGCGCGGGTCACGCTCTTCCCGTTGAGACTGTACGAGGAGTTGACCAGACACGCGCGGACAGCCGCGAGCGTTTCGGTTTTGAGCGTGGCCAGCGTTGCGCCGTCTAAGCCTTCGAACGGGTTGTCTCCTCCCATGCTTAGGCGTCAAACGTCCAAGCGGGCCGGGGAGGTCGGCGCTAGCGGAAACTAAACAAGTGGGACCGCATCATGCGAGATGCGCTTGGCGGCGATTTCGCAAAAACGTTCGTCGCGTTCAAATCCTATTGCGCGACGCCCTAGCAATTTGGCAGCCGCAAGCGTTGTCCCGCTTCCGGCGAATGGGTCGAGAACCACGCCCCCGCTTGGCGTTGTCGTCTCAATCAGGCATTGCATAAGCTGGATCGGCTTTTGCGTTGGATGCTCCCTCTGGCGATGGTCCATCCTAGGAACGTCAAGAACGTTGCCATGCATTGCGGAATGAAATCGAGCGGTGCCCTTCACAAAGTGAAGGATCAATTCGTGCTGCGCTCGAAAGCCTTGCCCCATCCCGGCGTATTTCTTGTTCCACACCAAGAGATTTTGCCACCGGAGGCCGGAGGACTCAATTGCTGGAGCGATGTTGGCCGTCATTCTCCAGTCGGTGAAGCAACAGAAATGGCCGCCGTCTGCGATGATCGGGAAAGACCGAACCGCTAAATTTCTTAGCAGCCAAACAATTCCAGCGGTGCCCATGTTGTCGCCAGTGAACCAGCCAATTTTAGCCAGACCCTCGTCGCTCAAGCCTTGGGACTTGCTTGCCTTCCTTGCAGTTTCCGAAAACGCCCCAGAGCAGTAAGGCGGATCAGTTATCACCGAGTCCACGCTCGCCACACATTCAAAGCACTGTAGGGCATCCCCGTGATAAATAGTCACGGCGTTGTCGTTGTAATATGGTTTCATCAATTTTTATGCGGCGGCTGGTAGCGGATCACGCCTGCGATGGTCGCCATGCACAGGAGCATAGCCGACGTGTCGAGGCCGTGATTGGGCGCGTTTGATCTGACCTCGCGCCACTCCCACACGCCCGCGCGGATCTCGACCTTTGACTCGCCCTTGAGGTGTTCGACGTACAGCGGGTTAACGTCAGCCGGTAACTCCCACTTCAGATCGCCTTTACCGTCGAGCGCGGCAGCGAGCACGTCCTTGAAGTAGTCGCCGCTCCACTCGTAGAAAAACACGTCACCGCCGCGATAGTCGGAGGTCTTCGGATCTGAGAAAGGGAAGTTGACCAGCGTATCCGTGTTCTCGTCGCGCATGGTCCACGTCTTCCGACCGTATCCGCGCATCCCGCGCCAACCGAACTCTGCGCAGTCCCGGTCCACGTCAGCGGGCCTGTACCCTCTATCCTGAGCCACGCAGGCGTCCGCGACCTGATAGAGCGCCTGCATGGAGCGCAACTGGTCGCGCGTGTCCACGCGGCCAAACCACAGCTGACGGTAGCGCGGGCCCGTCGCCGTGCTGAACGCGCCGATCTCGACCCACCAATGATCCTGTTGACGGTCAATCGCCATGAGCCGCAACGCCTCGTCTGGGATCTTCTCGCCGGCTTTGAACTGGGCGGTCGTGTAGTTGCTTTCCTTCGCCGCGAACAGATTGATCGTCTTTTTTAGGACCAGCCACGGCCTGCACTCGCGCTTCGTGCGGAAATCAATCCGGGCCTGATCGTCACCGGTGCGGAGCGCGTGATTCTCGGCCTCGCAGAATTCCTCGACTAAGAGCCGCATCGGTCGGGCCACGACGGCTTCGATTCGGAACGACTGGTTTTCTGGCTGTGCGTCGTGCCGTTGCGCGATGTACCGTCCCGACTTCTTCCACCCCTCGCGGGTCGCGTCGGCGTCGGGCTGTTCTGCGCCGCAGTGGATGCAGCGGAAGCGGGTCGTCTCCACCGCGCGCGCAACGTCCCATGAGCCATCGTCGCGCTTCGCTGCGCGGTCCCAGACTACACCGGCGCGGCGGTCGTCGGACTTCTGGTCAAAGGTAACCGGATGCGGCTTGCGGCAGGACGGACACTCCGCGAACCACTCCTGCTGATTGCCGGACGTGAAGGAAGCGTGCTCCACGTTCCCGGTCTGCTCATCCATTACCGGAGCTTGGCTGACGTTGTAGACCTTGGAGCGCCCGACTTCTTCGAACTTGGACACGCGCGCGACGGCGTGGCCGTACACCTCTTGCCAGCGCGGGAGCCATATCTCGTCGTTGATCTTGTACCGGATCGACTGGCTCTGCTGCGTGGACAGGTTCGCCGCGTTGAGCGTCAGGAAGAATCCGCCAAAGTAAATCTCGGTCGTCGTGCGGTGTGGTCCCGGTTTCGGCAGCATGGCAGCCACCGGCCGGCAACGCTCGAGCAGCGGCCAAAGCCGCGTCTTCGCGTGCCGCTCGACCATGTCGTCAGTCTGCATGGTCCAGCTGATCGGTCCCGGGTCGTTCGCGATAATCCACGGCAGCCACACGTCCGCGACCAGCGTGCCGCCGATCTGCACCGCTTTTCTAAAGTGTACGCGCCGGATCAGCGGATTCTGCAACGCTTCAAAGATCGGAACCAGCCACGGCGACAGACGCACGTTGAATGGCCCAGGGGTCGCATAGCTCTCCGGCAGCTGCACATTCCGACGTGCCCAGTCATAGATTGGCGCACGGTCGGGCTGCGACAGTTGGAAGTCGGTCAGTAGTTGTTCTTCGTGCGTCACTTTTTCTTTGGCCTGCCGCCAAGTTTGCCGTTGCTGCGCGCTGCCTTACCTTTGGCGCTAGACTTGGCTTGCCCTCCACGTCGCCCCAGTTCGCGCATGACTTGGCGAATTTCTTCAGGAGTCGGCTGCATTGAGTTGAGCCATTAAAGTTTTGAACGCTAGTTCTGCCGTGGCTGGCACTACGCCGTTGCCGAGCAGTCTGAGTTCGTCGGTTCGATTGTCACAGGTGACGCACAGCTCGGCATAGTCCAGCCCAAGGGAATGCCCATGAGCGTCTCGACCCAGCGCGGGTTCAATTTGCTGGAGTTGTTTGCTTTTTGCATATCTGCTGGGAGAGACCTGTTTCTCCCGCCCTTGGCCTGACACCCCTTTCCCGGTGGGCCCATCCAATCTCGAGCATTCGGTGTTGCCCACACCTTCACCTGAGCAGTCAATGGCATTGTAGCCACGTCCCCCTTCGCCTTCCGCGCAGCCCAAGCCTCCGGGTTCTCGTCCGTCGTCTTTCCTGCCCTCGGTGTTGCCCACGACTCGAGGCGGCTCCCATTCGTGCTGGGGTTGGTCGGGTCGGCTCGGCCACGCTGTTGGACTGCAACAGTCAAAGGTCGGTGAAGCTGCCCAAGATTCGGATTCTTCTGCTTTTTCTTGGCGTTGCGCTCCTCCCATTGTTCCTGCGTCTCGGTTGGTCTCTGGCCATCCATGCTGCTCGGTGTCGGCCAATTTGCCGGGTGATTTGAAAGGCGCTTCTGAACATAGCTTGGTTGACGTCCAATCTCGCCACCGTCCGCAGTCGTTGCGGTGGGCCAAGACGAAGACTCGCTTTCGCTGGTGAGGCGCGCCGACTTCAGCCGCGCTGAATATGCCCCACGTTGTTCTGTAACCCAATCCTGCCAAGTCTTCGATAACGTCGGACAGCCCCAAGCTGATATGTCCTTCGACGTTTTCAAAGAAGCAGACGGCTGGTCGCATGGCAGCAATTCCATCTGCAATCCATGGCCAGAGGTGTCGTGGGTCGTCTTTACCTCGACGCTGTCCTGCGGCGCTGAAGGGCTGGCACGGGTAGCCGCCAGACAAGATGTCCACCAATCCTCGAAACTTGGCGTATGGGAATGTTTTAAGATCCGTCCAGATAGGTGCTGCGTCCAACAGTCCCGCTTCCATTTTAGCAACCAAGTTCGCGCAGGCGAAACCTTCGATCTCAGCAAAAGCGACCGTGCGCAGACTTGGGATTGCTCGTCGCAATCCAAGATCAATTCCACCGTAGCCGGCGCAGAGGGAGACGTGATTGAGTGTGGGAGAATCCATGTCATGACGGCTTAGGAGTTGGCGGCGGCAAAGTATGCCAAGGCGTGCTCGCCCATCTCGGCGGCGGTCAGCCCGCTGCGGTGCTTCTTTCCCTTAGCCTCGAGTTTGATTGCTGCGACCTGCATCTCAATCATGCTTTGAGCATTCCTGAGAACCAATGCCTTGACTTGTTCAAGTGTTACGCCAAACAGGCGCGCCTGCTCAACAAGGGGAACGATCTTGATCGTGCGAGTGGTTGTGTTCATGACGCGACTACCAAAACCCAACCCGCTCAGGATTGCCAGAACAAAGTGACTGGAACGGGCGGGCGGATTTGTAACGGTCATTCCGCCTCCGTACTGCCCGCGCTGGACTTGGACTGCTTGATCACGTCCGGTTCGAATCGGGCCAAGTTGGCGTTCACCACCTCCCGGATCTCGTCCAGGATGCGCGAGCCTTCGACGTTCGCTTCGGCTGCGGACTTGCCGGCAACGCGCGGCCCTAGCTCGACTTCCAGTTTGAGCCGCAACAGCAGATCCCACTTCTGACCGAGCGTGCGCAGCATGGACCGCATCACTTCGCGGTCTACTACTTCGCCCCGCATGGCGGCTAGGCGCTGATCCTTCAGCGCGATGTCACGCTTGAGCGACTCGGCCTTCAGTTCGCGCAGGTCGCCGGACTCTGCCGACGTGTAAGACCGGCCCAGACCGTTCTGATCCAGCCACTCCCGCACCTCCTCGGGCGTGCCGTCGATTGGAAAACCCTCCCGGCGTTTCCATTCTGCAAGTGATCGGACAGAACAGCCCAGCGCTTTTGCAAACGGCGCGGACGGTCCCCGAGCAGTCAACTTACTAGTGCTTGCCATGGGCGGTTTTATTGCGAATTGCGTGCGGGTTTATTGTAGGCAGATTGCGTTCGACACCAGCCGCGTTTTTTGAGGCTACTCTCTCT